TGCTGGGCGCACAACGAAAAAGGCCCGCTCCTTTCGGATGCGGGCCTTCGGGGAAATCTTTCACCTACAATTCAATGGCTATTCAGGAGAAAAACATGGCGAACAACCGGCTTTACATACTCGACACCGAAACTGGCGAACACATCATGGTTGCCAAGGGATTCGGGTCGGGCTGGGATTGGCGTAAAACTGATGACGAGCTCACGCGCTGGCTTAACGAGCCCACAGACAGTCCTCTCGGGCTGCGCAATGTCGCGGCGTCCGATTCCGGGCCGACAAAGCTCATGCTAGTCACCGAAGACAACCTTGAAGCGGAAATCGCAAAACTGAATCTCAAGTCTTAGCGCTGGCCACCGATGATGTATTGCTCGGCCGTCGGCGTGATCGGGCTGGCGGTCGTGTTCACGAACTGGATCGCGAGCGTGTTCGGCGCCGAGACGCGCACGTTCCCGATCGACAGGCCGACTTGGTGCGACGGCTTGTTGACGTCGATCGAGTCGCCGACTTGCAGCCCTGGCACCGCGAACGTCTGCTCGGCGCTGGTATTCGCGGCGACCTGCGCGGGCGTCAGCGTCTGCGTGATTCGGTAGACGCCCTGAATCGGGGTCGTGGATCCGAGGTCCTGGAGAATGCCGGGGTAGCTCATGTCACTGTCCTTGAGGTGCGGGCGTAAAAAAACCCGCACTCGGCGGGTTCTGGGGTGGCTGCTGCGTCGGGTCTGGCATCGGTGGCGATCCATCCTCGGGCGCGCCGGTCTGCATCATCTGCATCACGACCTGCGTTGCGACGTGCGCGACGAGCTGCGGATCGAGCGGCTGCCCGAGGGCCTGCAAGCGCTTCGTCTCGGCGTCGTACGCCTTGATGTTCGTTTCCTGCGCATCCTTGCCCTGGCGCGCGTTCTGGAGCGCAGACGACAGGTGCTCGATCATCTGGCCCATCTGCTGCATCTTCTGCTGCATATCCTGCTCTTGCGGGCTCGGGCCTTCGCCGAGGATCTGAGGCGGGATCGTACGATGCAGGCGCTCTGCGACCTCGTCGGCCATCGGGAAGTCCGCAGCCTTGAACAGCAGGTCGCCGGCCACCTTCATCAGCTCCTGATCCTGCGACATGATCTGCGTCAGGGCGTTGAACGCCTCCTGCCGGCGCGTTTCATAGTTCGGGCCGACTTCGACGGTCACGTCGTAGCGGCCAATGCCCGGGTTGAAGATCAACTGCACCTTGTCCGCGATCGTCGGATGCGGCGCCTCCTGCAGCGGCTGCTGCTGGTACGGATCGACCGTCGCGAACGTTTCGGTGCCGTCCTCGCCGACGATACGTACGACGCGTTTCGTGTCGTAGATCTTCGGGATCAGGTCGATCAGCACGCGGCCCGTATAGCGGATCGCACGCGCGACGTTGTCGATGAAGTGATACGTCGCACGGTCGCCCTGTCGCTGGCGCGCCTGAATGGCGACGCCGGCCTGCGCGTTCGACGGTTGCCCGAACTGCTCCTGATACTGGCCTGAGGCCATCATCAGCTCCTGCTGCGCGTTCTGCATGCCGGTGAGGTACGCATTTGCACCGACCGGTGGCTGCTCGCGCGACGGTCGCTCGATCGCGGCACCGTCTTCACGTAACGAGTTGTACGGCAGGTACGGCGGGTTGTCCTTGTTCGCGTTCGCCCACTCGCTTTCATATCCCTCGAAAGCCTCGGCCGGCCCGATGAACGGCGTCTTGGTCTGCAGCGCGATGTACTCGACGTTCGCCGACGACATGTAGTTGTACATGCGCTGCGCATCTTTCAGGTTCCGCGTGTGGCCCTTGCGCTCGACCTTGCCGTTGATGACGATTTCCTCGCCGACCACGCGCACGATCGGGATATAGCGACCCGCCCACGGCTTCTCATCGATGATCCTGTCGCCGGCGATCAGATACCAGGTGATCTGCGGCTCAGTGATCTCGCGCGTCTGGATTGACTTGTCCGCCTCGATCGCCTTGCGCTCGTCGGCGTCTTCGATCTCTGACAGACGAATCGGGCCGCGCTCGGGGTGATTCACGAGCTTGTCGACCTTCGCCGTCTTGCGGAAGTACTCGCACACGCGAATCTTGTTCTTGCTGATCCAGCCGTCGCTTTGCGTGTCGTCGCCGAATACCACACTCTGCGCTTCATCGCCCGGATACTTCGCCTGAAACTCGGCCTTCGACATTTCTTCGAACACGAACGCAAACTTCGCGTCGGCCCCGTCAGCTGACTCGATGTCCGGGTCCAGATAGATCGTCAGAGGATCCTTCACGCGCCGCAGGAAGATCTCCTGATCGAACGAGCCATCGTGCGCGTACTCGCAGACCACGCGCCAGTAGCCCAAACCGCCCTGCACCGCGAACTCGGTCGCAGTGTCGTAGACGATCTCGGCATGCGAGTTGTACTCGATGTGCCGCACGATACCGTCGAGGATCTTCGCGATCTCGATGTCGGCCTCGCCGTCGACCGGCAGCGTCTTCACGCTCGGCTTGTTCTGCTTCGCGTCGTTGATGATCTGCAGATTGTGCTGGCGGACCTTGTTGATCGTCAGGCACGGGCGCGCATCGCCCTCGCGCGTGGTGCGGATCTGGTCGGGCCATTGCCACCCGTTGTCCGCATCGCCGTTCGAGAAGCGCAGGTCTTCGATAAAGCGCTGTCGGAACTCGGACTCGAATTCCTGGCAGCGCTCGAAGCGCTCCTTCGCCTCCGCAACGATCTTCGATTGCAGATCTTCTTTCGGTTTGCGGGCCATCAGCTCATCCAAGCGCCGCCGCCCATGACAGAGCGACGCACGACGGGTTGTTTCTGCTTCACGGGCTTCGTCGCCCGGCGCGCACCCTCGCAGGCATAGCGCAGGGCGTCGATCACGTGGTTATCCTTGTCCTCGAGGATCGGCAGCACGGCGCCGGTCAGCTTGTCTTCCTTGTACTTGTAGAGCGTCAGTTCATCGATCAGGTGCTTGCAGCGCGGATGCACGACGATGTCGAACGACTTCAGGAATTCGACGCCTTCCTCGAGCGATTTCGCGCCCTTGATGGCCGCGCGGATCTTCGGGAAACCGTGCTTCTGCATGTGGCTGATCGTCTCCGGGCGCGCCGAATCTGCCGTAATCGGCCACTTCTCGGCCTCCGGGACGCTCATGAACAGCTCGGGCAGGTTCACGATCTCGCAACCGACCTGATAGGCCTCGTAGTCGACATACAGGCGGTTTCCGTCGATGTCGCAACGGATCAGCACCGATGGATCGCTCGCGAATCCCCAGTCGGCGCCTAGGCGGAAAACCGTGCCCTCCGGCCGCTCGAATTCCTCGACGCGCCAGTTCTTGAAGACGCGCGCCTCGCTGCGCTGCTGGTAACCGCCCAGCCACACATGCGCGTACTTGTCCGGGTCGCGGCGCTTGTCGTACTCCATTTCCTCCTGGAGTTCGCGCGGCAGCCACGGGTTGTCCATGAAGTTCGCCTCGACCACGATCGAGTCAGGCGGCGGCTCGTCGCCGCGAAGCAGCACGTCGATCGGATCCGTCGGCTTACCCGGGTTCCAGCCGAACCAGAGTTGCGAGCCGGGTTTGCGCAGCGTCGGCCGCAGCAGCGTCAGGCTCTTTTCGGTTGCGTTCTGCGCTTCCTCGAACCATGCTCGGTCGAAACCCTCCAGCGACTTGATCGAGTCGGCTGTGTGATTCTGCATACCCTCGAAGATCGTGACGCCGCCGTGTCGCGACAGAATGCGTCGGTCCTGCACCTCGAAGTAGTCGCCAGCGTTGAACGCCTCGATCTTCGCCTCGAGCAGCTTCTTCACCGAGAATTCGAGCGACTTGAGCGTCTCCCGCAGGCACACGAAGTCGAACTTGTCCGAGACGTTCTCTTCCAGCCACAACTCACCGAAGAAGTGCGACTTGCCAGATCCGCGGCCACCATGTGCGCCTTTGTAGCGCGCAGGGGCAAGCAGCGGAGCAAACACCCGCGGCGTGTTGATCTCGAGGACAGTCATTCCGATTTCGGGTCGATGATGCGGCGCTCGACGCGCTGGAACTGGATTGGCTCACCGTTCTTGCCGGCGTGCTCATGATCGATCTTGTCGCGCCACTCGTCTTTCTTACGGTTCTTCAACCAGAAGATGAGGGCAGCCGTATCAGGCGGGTAATAGCGGCGGATCGGCGTTTCTACGATTTCGCCACCCACGACGCGGATATCGACCTCGTCGTGCTCGTAGCCCATGGCTCGGCGATACAGGCTTTGCTCGACTCGCTCGTCAGCTTCGGCCTTCGGAACCTTTATGGCGTCCGAAAATTCAGCGTGCTGCACCTTCCAGAGGGCAATGGTGGAGATCGCCACTTCGAAAAAGTCGGCCAGCTGAGCATCCGTCGCTCCCAAGGCGCAAAGTTTCGCAGCCTGGGTTGCGTACTCAGGCTTGTACTTGCTCGGGCGACCCATGATCTCGTTACAGCAGCTTCGTCAGGTGATCGCGCGCAGCCGTTACTTCGTGCGCGAACAGGTGAATGCCGGCGGCGATCTTGCGCTCGATTTCGGCAAGCATGCGATCGAGGCGCGACAGGTGCGCGCCGGTGTCGATGGCGGGCGCTTCCGGCTTGTCAGCGGAGGCCGGGGCGATCGTATTGAGCGAGGGGGCAATTCCAGCATCGCCGACCGTAGCGGTCGCCGCATCCACGACACCGGTTGCGCTCGGCTCCCCCGAGGCGGCCACACCAGCCTCCTGCGTCAGCGCGTTGTCGCTCGGGAGCAGCGGTTCGACCGCCACCGCCGGCTCCGTACTGCTCGGTGCCGCGTTCAGTTCGTCCATGTCTTGCTCCGTTCGTTGATGAGATTGCTGCCGCCCGTCGCCAGCACGAGTTCCGGAATCCGGCAGAGACCACTGGCTTCCAATACGTCAGCAGCTGCCGCGGTTCGCGCACTCACGGCTTGCGGAAGAATCACCTCTTGGTCTTGTGCTTCGCCGTGCGCTCGCCGCGCTTAGGCCCTTCGCCGAGCACCTTGTCGGCCTTGGCGTCGATCTTCGACTTCTCGCTGGCGGACATGCGCCCGGCGGTGACGGCCTGCGTCGCGCGCGCCTTGGCGTTCGCGGCGTGCGCGCGATCGTTGACCGGGTACGACCGATCCGGGCCCGCAAACGCCTTCGCAGGCAGCTTGTCGCGCTTCTTCGTGCTCATCGTCGCCATAGCCAGCTCCAAATCAAAAAGCCCGCTGGCAGCTTGCCTAGCGGGCTTTCGGAAGGAATTCGGTTTTCTCTGGGCGCGACTTCGCCCACTTCAATTTCTGATTCTATTACAGTGTTTTGCGGTTTACAAGTCCCATTGATGCAAGTTTCGGACGCAAAACTTCCTTCGCTTCTCGATAGTCTGTCTCCTGAGTGTCGGGATTCCGATTGCTCGACCAAACCGTGGCGCCGCAGTCCATATTGCGCATTGCAGTATTAACTGCGACTCGATGGCGCAGTCCGAGCTTCTGGATCAGTGGGTCGATCAATTCCCCCTTGGCCTTCTGCAGCTGGTAGTCGACCAAATCGTTCAGGTCGTTGTAATCCATCCACTGACGACTGGCGCGGAAATCCCGGCATGTCGGATCGGCACCAGAATGCCCGCGCACTTCACGGTAGCCATCAGCCCATTTGTACCAGGCGTAGAGGGCGTCGTCGATCTCGTCGTACTGCGGAATCGCGACGGGGGCGGCTGCATTGAGCGACATGGTAGCGTTCATCGTGTTTCCGTATGGTTGTTGGCGATTTTTCGAAGCGCGGCGCGGTAGAACGCCTTCATTTCGACGATTTCGGGGATGGTGAGCTTGAGCGGCGCGTGCGGGCCTTCCAGTCGCTCGACAGCCTCAACGCCGATCTTCTGGACGAGGCCGGCGCGATAGGCGATCAGGTTCCCGGACAGGTGCACGTTGCACGGCCCGCACTGCTTGTTCACGTTGAGCGGATCGAAGCGGCTGG